TAACATCGGCGACTACCTGAAAGTCCGTTCCGTAATATGCAAGGACTTTGAAATAAAGCGTTCGACCGATATCGGCCGGCTGATAATTGCATGTAAAGTCCGGAACCAGCGTTCGGAACGCAGCGCCCGAGCTGTGAGCGACCGGCTCAGTGCCGAACAGGCCTCGCCGCAGATTGCTTATCAGCCATATACCGGGCGTAGCCGTCTCCTCAGCCGACTTGAACGCGATAATCTCATCGCCGATCTTCGCCAGGTACCGGTCCGACCAAAACTCCTCTTCGGTCACATCGGTTCGAAGGTCCGTCAACGTGCCGATAGAAACCAATACCGATTCCGAAGGCGACCATGTCATAGATCCGTGGCCGGCCAGATCGCCCGCGATAGTGCCGGCCGAATTCGAATCGCCGCCGGTAACGCCGGAAACGCCGAACCGCCCAACCAGCGAATAGCTGATATCATCGTAAGATCGGTATACGTACCCACCGTTGAAGTACGCATTGCCCGGCACGCACGATAAAAATATCCTGTCGGCGCCGACGTCCTCGCGGAAATTCACAGTCAAATCGGCTAAGGTGATATCGGCCGGGTCCTCGTACTCGTTTTCCTGACTGCTGAATCCGGAAATGTCCGGATAATGAATTGCCAGATCGTCCATCGCCGTTATCGCCAGGCCCCGGCCGTTGACCTCCTCGCATATAGTCATTATCCGCACCCGCTCGTTTACCAGTTTCTTACCGTCGGAAAGATTTATCACATCGAAATTTTCTAAAAGCAGATTGCCCCACGTCACCGTGAATTTGTATATATTGAACCTATACATAGCATCGATCAGCATCCGCCATGCGATTTTCAGGGCCTGGGCGCGGTTCATTATGCCGTCGAGTTTGACCTTCTTCGTCCTGCTGCCATGCAGCCGCTGATCGACGCCGTCCTGGGCGCAGACGGGGTCCATGTAATACAAGTTGCTGCGGTCGGTGAAACTGACCTCTATCCGGTTGAACACATCGCTGCGGGGCCGCTCGGCGACGTCGACCGCCGGCGGGGGATCGGGCCCGTCCTCGGTGACCAGGTCATCGGCGGTAAGAGTTGCGACCGCCGCCTCGTTCTTCAAAACACCGAAATGCAGCTTGCCGCCCGAATACCACCGGGCGCCGCTTACGTGACTCAAAATGTAATCCACCCAGTCCAGCCACGGCTTGCTCTCATCGATAATATTCGCTAATAACATATCATGATCGGCCCAGTAAACCCGGCTGGCCTCTAACGAGACCTCGTCGATAATAGTCGTATTGCCGGCGCCGTAGCGATCGTTCTCGATCAGGTCTTTGATGATAAAAGCCGGGTTGAGATCTTCATAGAAAGTGTCTGTGGATTTCCATATATCATCGAAGTCCCAGACGGCATCTTCGTAATTCGCCTGGAGCTGCATCCAGCTTGTTATTTGGCCGGTGCCTGCCTGGCTTGCAGCTTGACCGCTTGACTCCGTGTCCCAAAAACAATCAGTTGCAGTAACACCGGCCGCTGAGAAGCCGCCCATCGTGTTTGCCGTGGCCGTACCTATTGAATAACAATTCGTTGCAGTCACACCTCCAAATCCCAAACCAACAAGACCACCTGCATAACCCGTAGTAGCCCCGCCAACGGCATTGCCCCATGCGTAACAGTTTTCGAGAAGACTGCTGGCTGCGGGATGACCGGCAAAACCGCCCGCCTCACCATCCGTATCTATCGCAGTGGCATCTCCTCTCGCCGAACATCTCTTATAATGGGCCTCGCCTCCCATCCCGGTAAAACCGCCGACATATTTATCTCCCGACACATCGCCGGTTGCCGAACAGCATTCGTATTTTGTGGAATCATTACCAACCCAGCCTACGAATCCGCCTGTGCCCTGTGCATTCGTAGTGCCGAACCCGCTGCAGCTTACATCACCCGTCGCCCTGCAGTTGAAGCATAATACATTGCCGCCATCCCCGCCCAGAAAACCGCCGATACCCTGCGGCTGTACCGTAATGTGCGAAGTTATAGCATCTACCGTAACAGATGTAGTGCAATCGAATACTTCAATATCGGTAGCTGTGGATACCTGATCGATATATCCGATCAGGCCGCCGATATTTCGGGCCGTTGTAGCGGCGCCGCCGCCTGCCGTAATCGTGCCGCTTGCGTGACAATTGTAAATTTTAGGGGCGTCACTGCCATTCTCGCAGGCAAAACCCGCCAGCGGACCTGAATGATTACCGCATATTATATTGACATTCGCTAATGTTAAATTTTTGACACGGGCATCTTCCCTCAAACGGGCAAACAAGCCGCAATAACTGGAGCCTGGCCGATTGATAGTCAGTCCCGTTACGGTATATTCGCAGCCGTCTAATGTTCCCGTAAAAACGCCCACCGGTGCGAAACCCAATCCACCGTTCCAACTCGAAGTCTCGGAAGCGTCGATATCGTTCGTCAGGTAATAATGGCCGGCAAGATTGTCGCTCATTGCCTGAAGGTCATCTACGTCGGAAATTGCAATCGTTCGCGGCAAATCAGGGTCAGGAGAATAAATCGGATACCTTGCGTGAAATTCCGTATCGGTAATTTGCAGAATCGGGTAACCCTCGAACCCACCGTGTACCTCGAAAGTAAAGTTCGGCAGGGCCTGCGAAGGGCCGAGATCGAAGTCCTCGAAGAAAACGCAGCACAAATTCGGCCACTCGCCGTAGTCCTTACCCGTCAGGTCTTTAATCCCCTCATTGTCGTCACCTTCGAAAATCGTTATCGGGAGGGATGACCAGGTCTTAACGCCAGTACTGGTGCCGGAGCCACCGAAAGGAGATTGATACGGTCCGTCGTCATAATATTCCTCATTCGTCTGGCTATACTCTAAACTAATCTCCTTCTTGCCCTTCCATATCCGCAGCACCTGGGCCGGCCCTTCGCATAACGCTATCAGAAACGACCGGCGGTACTTCGTCTCGTACACGTACTGCATCTCCGTCTCCGGGCTGCCGCCCTTACCGCCCGTGGTAGTCTCGCCCGCCTCGTGCCTAACCTGGTACGGCACAGCCGGGCCGGCGTAAATCAAATTACCCGCCAGTCGCCGGGACCCGTAGACTTTCGCGATCGGCGTTCCCCGCTCGGCCGTCTGCAGCGGGTACTGGCTGACCTTCGGCATCTTCATCGTGCCCGGGGCCGCCGATTTCGAAGATGCGAACAGGCCGGCGACATAATAAGCCGCGTACGAAGCGCCGACAGTCACGGCCGTTGATATAAGGAAAGCCCCAATTTCGGCCCCGGTAGCCAGAATATTTTCGATACCGAACATCACTTCAATTTTTCCTCGATCAGTCTAAACGTAGTCAGCCAATGGGCCGACCACATCGATTTTTTCAGTATGCTCTTTTTGCACCACCGCTCCGATTTCAGGCTGTGGACCATGACCGGCCCTTTGGCAACTATGATCCCGCAATGGGCCGGGCATTTGCCGAACCGCATTACGGGTATATCGCCGATAGTCGCCTCGTGTTTCGCGATCTCGACGCCGACCTTCCGCAACTCCTCGATTACCTGGTTGCCGGCTCCCGCGTGCAGGTTCCAATCCTCCCGATATTGCCGAAGTACGAACTTTTTCAAATATCCCAATTCCCGGCATATCCCGATAATCAGGCCCGTGCAGTCGCAGCCGTTCCGAGACATGCCCCGATGCTGGTAAGGGACTTTGAGTTCGGCGTATTCGATTGCAAGGGCGGCAATCGAAATGCCAAGTTTTGAGTTTTGAGTTTTGAGTTTTGAGTTCATTAATAAATCATAAATAATAATTAATAAATATTAGAGCATCGTATCCTCGACCCGCGGGCCGTAAGGGAATCCCCGCCATCGTTCATCGTTATCGAATCGGTACTTGCACGTCGAGGCCTTGCCGTCGCAGCCGGGATAGAGTTTGTACGTATCGGTCGATACGATCGCGTTTGGAAAGGGCCAGAAAACAGTCCACATCCCGCCCGTCGCCGACAGTACGGGCCGGCAGTGCCCGGCGTTATCGCCCGTCAGCATCTCAAGCTCGCCCTGCTCGTACAGTGTCGTATCTTCGGCCGGTGTGCCGTTGACCGTCACCGTATTGCCTCCGCCGGTTATCACCTCGTTATTGACGAACTGGTGCGTGCATTCCAGGTACCATATATATCCCGTCGCCGCGGTGACGTAGACGATATTAACGCACACGCCAGCGCCCGGTGTGCCATCGCTGCCGACCAGGGCATCGCCTATCTCCACCGGATTGTCCTCATCGCCGCCGTCGAACGCGACCTTATAAAGCGTTCCGGCCGCCGGGTCGATCATCGTCGTTTCACTGCCGTCCGCCGCCGTGCCGGCGTATGCGTAATCGGAGCGAGTCAGGCCGCAGCCGGTGTCGAACAAATAATAGTTGCAGCCCGGCTGATAACAATGCCTCGGCACGGTGATATTCAGGCAGTCCATCTCCGAAACGATCCGAAGGGACAGGCTCTTGGCATTCCAACTCACATCCGGAACGCCGACGAACAGCGTTATCTGCTCATCGGCTGCATACGTCGCATCCCACCGGATCAGTCTTACGGTAATTTTGGCCGCCTCTAAGATGTGCTTTTTAATATTGTCGGCGATATCGCCTGAAACATTGCCGAGCGATATCTCGAACTCATCGAATCCCCCGCCCGTATTGAAAGTTATCGGCCCGCGGTATTCATCCGGCAAAAGCGCCGAGTAAGTATCGCCCGCCGCGTTCCAAACGATGTCCTTCGAATGGTTGGTGATTCTGTGCGTGATCCCGCTGGACAGCAGGACATCGACCAGCTCGCACATGCGAACCTTGTGATTTGCCAATGCCGCCGAATATGCCGCCGAAACCGAATGCACGTTTCAATTTCCTGAATTAATAAATAATAATTAATAAATAATAAATGGTCATGTCACCACTTCGATCAGGTGCGGGCCGCTCTGTGCCATGCGCCACCAGCCGGGCGCGAACTGCGAATCCTTGAACTTATCAAACGTCCATCGCACCCGGTAATAGAACTGGAACGTCACGGTGAGAACGCCCGACGAAGGCTTGTTGCCGGCCGACCACGTCATTATCCCGGTAGCATCGTCTAATGTATATTCGTCCGCTCCCGGCGTCGCCGCCACCTCGGTCTGGGCCCCGTCCACGCTGTGGGTCGCCACTGGCGCGTATACCCCGGCGGGCATTATCGCCGTCTTGTCTTCGGTCCATTTCTCGGTCTCGGCCGGGTAATAAGTCTTGCAGAGCTGGTACGTCGCCGCGGCGCCGTCCGTCGTTATGGCCTCGGCCGTGCAAAGATAGTCATCGCGGTCCTTCCATAAAAACGTATTGCCCCGCCCCCGGGCGCGGTTGAACATTTCGATCAGCCTGAGCCTCGAAGCGCTCGACAGGCCCGCCCAGTCGATATACCAGTGCCGTTTCGGCCGGTCCCAGCATTCGTTCACCTGCTCGCGGATACCTAACGGCACAACATCCGTCCGCCATTCGAACTCCATCTCGACCGGGTACCTCTGCCCGTAATCCGGATCGACGTAATCAGACAATACGACAGTTCCAATGCTCATTGCTCGACCTTTTTAAGACCCCCGGTAAAACCGGGGGCTAAATATTTACTGATTGAAATTCCGTGACGGTTTATTACTCTTTAGGTTGGCGTAATTCAAATCGCCCAGGAAATTCTTTTCCTTTGCCAGGGCCTGCTGAAAGCTCCTCGTATCGACCGCGCTGATATTCACCGTCTGGTATACGACAGTCCCGCCGCTGGTACCGGCGCCGCCCGCCGATCTGACTATCTTACTGCCCGGGACCAGCAGCTCATCCTTCTCGATGACAGCAGCCATTTCATTGCTCTTGAGCCCCCGCCCAGTCCGAAAGCTCGGCACACCTTCCGGTACCCAGCCCGTATGAAGGACAGGAGGAACACCGGCGTTCGAAAAAGATGTACTGAAATTCGGGGCGTAACCGGCGGATGCCTGGACGGCAGGACCACCGCCGCCGAACAGACCGCCCAGGCCTGCCGACAGGCCTCCTATCAGGGGATTAATGGCCGTCGCCATCGCGGCCCGGGCCATCATATCAGCCGCCATCCTGGCAAACGAATCGGCTATACCCAAAAACACGCTTTCGAGGAACGTCCCGAGGTTCTTACCTTTTTCCTTCATACTGTAAAAAGAATCGCTCAGCGAACCCTCGATCGACCGGCCGGCCTTGGCGAATTTCTCGCCGATATACAGTGCAAGGTTCTGCATGTCCTCGCGCAGCTCGGCCGAATAGACTTTCATCGCATCGAGACGCGATGATGTTATCGATTCGATTTCCTGCCTGATCAATTTGCCC